TGTTGGGGCAATACCAAAATGCTCCTAGTCTGTGGAGAGTATCCTACAAGGCTGGTATGGAAGAGATTCCTGAGGACTTAGTAGAGTACATCATGAAAAGGGCTTCTGTAGGCGTCCTGCAGGTATGGGGCGACTTGATTATTGGTGCTGGTATAGCTAACCAAACCATCAGTTTGGATGGGTTGTCTCAGTCCATAGGTACTACACAGTCGCCAGAGTTTTCTGGTGCTGGTGCTCGTATTAAAAACTATATGGATGACCTTAAGGCCTTAGAAAAAGGCTTGAAGGACACTTATGTAGGCATTAACCTTGGCATCATCTAGGGGGTAAAGGTATGAACGATGACGAAATCGTATCCCTGACAAACGGTACCGGCCCTAGGGCAGACTTTAAACCTGAGCTATTTGACACCTTGATTAATCAAAAAGGTTACAAGGTTATATGGGAACAAGGTATGTTCTGCTCCTGTTACAATCAGATGTCTGGGCAACCAGATTACAACTGTCCAGCTTGTAGGGGTAAAGGCTATGTTTACTTCGATCCTAAAGAGACCAGAGCCTTGGTGACCAGTATTAACGGACGCAAGGAACAGGAGAAGATAGGCCTAAATGATTTAGGCACGGCATACCTGACCCCAAAAGCCTCAGATAATGTAGGGTTTAGGGACAGGTTCACCTTCTTAGACTTCACTATGAAGTTTTCCCAATTAGTAGTAAAAGACAGTCCCGGCATGCCTGATCGAATGAAGTACCCTATAAAAGACGTTATTAGTGTTAGACAGTTGAACACAGTGTATCGTAGGGGTATTGATTTTGATATTTCTAAGGATGGGTGGGACATCATATGGAAATCTGCTGGCCCAGTGCAAGGCTCTACCTATTCTGTATTGTATGACACCAATGCAGTTTATATAGCCATAAATCCTATACACGAACTTCGGGGCACCTATATAATAAAGGGCGGAGGCGGACTAGAAAACTTTGTACCACTCCCTAGACAGTATCAGATAAAGAGGGAGGATTTCTTAGATGCCGGAATTTAAGAGCAGAGTACAAGTACCCGCCCTCACTGATGATATATTGGACTTGGCTGTAGAGATAGAAGATGAGATAAGGGGTGGTGAGGATACCACTCCTTTCTTTGCAGAAAGGAAGCCTACGACCCCAATATCTGATACCTACAGGGCCATGAATTCCCAAGTCATAAAAAGCTTTATCTCTAAGCCTAAGCCTGTGACTCCACAATGGGGCCGAACCTTGCCAAAACAGGTAACTCCAAAAGTATCTAAGTCAGTTAATGCTTTGGCTGCTACTTCGATTACTGACAGCACCATATTGATACCGCCTAGGAAGAAAACTCCTCCCAAGATATATGATACCTTCCTCAATGTGGTACAATCTAGTGCTGTTCACTCCGGTATCCACAATAGGAGGTGATAATAGGTGATACCTGTAGTTGACGATTATTTAAGTGAATTGATACAAGAGAAGATGTCATACCTAAAAAACAATGTCGCTCTTACAGATTCTCTGTTGGGCCTAAATGCCAATAGGTTAAATAGCCTGAAAACTTATTTGGCCCAAAACCAAGTAAGGATTACTAAAGGCTACCCAAGAACCCCGGCTGAACTCCCTTGCGTGTGTATTCTTCTATCTAATGAAGAAGAGACTCAAATGGGGCTAGGTGACTATGGGGAGGGAACCTATGACACAGAGAATCAGGGTAAGGCTGAAGCGGATGTAGTGTTTCCTATATCCGGGGATGACATTCCCTACCCATACTGTAGGGTGACTGGATTCTCCCCTCTAACAAGTATCCGTAGTGTGACCAATGTGTCGACCGGATGGAGCATACCATCTAGCCACTATTACCTAGCTAATGGAGAGATGGGTTTAATAGCCTTCACCTCTACGGAGTACGTAGAGGATGGAGATGTAGTGGAAGTGGACTTTGACTACTGGCAGTACAGCAGTGAAGACCTAGAAACCATGTTTGACCTAAATTTTAGGTTGGAAGTATGGACTTCTAATGGGGACTTGACTGTAGAACTGTATCATCTAGTCAAGTGGGCTTTACTATCTGGAAGGGATGACCTTGTACAAAAGGGCCTATTTAGGCAGAGACTAAGTGGCACAGACTTTGAACCTGCTACCAGCTGGTTTCCAGAGTTTGTATATAGAAGAGCACTGTCCTTCTGGTGTCAAGCAGCAAATTCAGTGCCTCTACAGCAGGTTGAGTATATCCAGTCAGTGGGGACTAATCAATCTGTCATAGTTGAAAAGTAGGAGGGTGTTAAAATGGCTACTAACAAGTCAAAGCCTACAGTGGAGCGCAAGCCCGTACAACTCCCTGAAGAGGCCGTAGTAGCACCTACTCCCCCTGCACCTCGCATCCACCTTAAGGAATTTTTGCATCACGCAAATCTTCAAAATCCTGTGCAACGAGCAGGGTTTACTGCCTTTTTAGGAGGCAAGGTGTGGATGCGTTTGGAGGAATGGGAGAAGGCATTAAAATCCTATCTCAACAGAGATCAGGATAACAATACTGATAAAGGGGTGTAGAAGATCATGGCTATATCTGATTATGGTGTAAACTTTGGCGGTCGCAGGATTATCCATCCCGGTGGATACCAAGCGATAGACGCCTCCCAGATGGTGGCTACAACTCCTGGTAGCCTTAACTTGCCTATCGTAGTTGGTAAGGCTAAAGCAGGGCAATCTGGAGTCGTGACCTACTTTACCAGCCCTGACCAAGCAAGGGAGTATCTAAGGGGTGGTGACCTAGTAACTGCTCTAGAACTAATGTTCTCCCCTACCCCGGAAGGCGGGGGCGGTGCTAGTAGAATAGGGGTAATTGTAGCTAACCAAACAACCCAAGCACAAGCTACGGTTGGAGGCTTGACTATTAAATCCCGTGAATACGGTGACGGCGGTAATAAAGTACTGGCTCGTGCCGTAGATGGTGTCATTCCGGGCACCAAAACTTACACTTTCAGCCGCTGGGACTTGGATAAGGTAGAAGTTCTTAGTGACATCGGTGCAGTTATTAAGCTGAAATACACTGGTGCTGAGGACTATGCCGCTGTAACTGTAACGGTGGCTGGAGGAAAAGCCACCAAGATTGAAACAAAAGTCGGTGGGGATGAATCTACAGCAACTATAGACTTGTCTATCAACCTAACTACTGGGGAATTCCGCACCATTGATGATGTAATTTCTCATATTAATGGAGTGCTGGGATACTCCGCTGAATTAGTTAATCCTAACAGTTCCGGTCTTAGTGCCGAAGCCTTGGATGCTCTAGTGGATGTAGATATTACGGACATCGGTGGGTATCTGTTGGCCCTTAAAGGTGACTTGGTACACCGTGCAGGGATTGAATCTACTTTAGTAGAAGTAGAAACTGGTGTAGATGATTTGTCTAACTTTGACTCTACTTACCTGACTGGTGGCTCCGCTGGCACCACTCCTGCATCTTGGGCTCCTTACTTCGATCTCATTAAGCGCGAGTTTTCAGATATCTTGGTAGTACTATCTGATGACCCGGTAATTCATGCAGAGGCATTGAGTCACGTAGGTGTAATGGAGCGCAGAAATCAGCTACAAGTTTTATTTACTGGTGGCGGTGTTCGTGAAACTGTGACCCAAGCAAAACAAAGGGCGGCTGCTCTTAACAACTCTAGGGCTGTCTTGGCATACCCGGGTATTTATCATACAGCAGGAGAAGGTGGTAAAGTTGCCCTGCCTGCATACTTTACAGCCGCTATGGTCGCTGGTCGTGTAGCTGGGGTTCCAGCTACTGAGCCTGTAACATTTGACTATTTCAGCATACTTGGCCTTGATACTGATCTGCTGGCAGGTGACCCTGAAATTGATGACTTGTTGGTATCTGGTGTAGCTGTAGTGGAAAAGGTACAAAACGGTGGATTTAGATTGGCACAAGGTATCACTACCTACACTGGTGCTAATAACACTCTATACCGTGAAATCTCGGTTAGACGTGGAGCCGATGAGTTGTCGGAACGGGTACGTAAGAGCCTAGAACAGATGTTCGTGGGCAGAAAGGGCGTAAGGTCTACCCCTACTTCTGTAAATACAGCAGTTGTAGAAATCTTGGAACAGGCTGTAAGGAACGATGAAATTCTGTCTTACAGGAACATTGTTGTTAACATGTCTAGTTCGGCAATTTGGGTAGACTTCCAAGTTGCGGCAGTAGAGCCTAACAACTATGTCCTTGTTACTAGCCATTACGTTCCAGAATCCCTCAGCAACTAATATACTGGAGGTGACTACTGATGCTTAAACTTGACCTACAAACCTTTGCTACTGCCGCAGAGCAAACAGTCCATACTGGTCACACTATCAACATTAAAGTTGGTAACCTGATCGTAGGACGGGCTCAAGGACTGGATGGAGAAAGAAACTTTGGTACCGAAGGTATCTATGAGATCGGCTCCATCATGCCACAAGAACACACTAACCTTAGGTATGAAGGCTC